CACCGCCCCTGTAATAGGAGAATAAATAGAGATCGAAGGTGGGACTCTCATATAATTTGGAAATCTTAGCACAAAAGACGCTCCAGAATAAATAATGTTAGCAGCTCCACTGCTGACGGTTATCGTTCCATTGAACTGTAACATGCCAACTGTTGTGGTCGCTCCTGGCAGCGTATTTAGAGGGTATGTTTTCCAGTAATATTGCTGACAGTCGGACAATGTTTGTCCAGCCGTCTTAGGGGCAGGAATTGTTGGAATGTTTCCAGGGGTCAGCGATATTGATTGTATGGAGAGGCTATTCCCAGAGGTGATGGGTGCAAAACCAACAACTATTGCGAAATAAGTAGCCGTTGATAGATTAACATTTCCTGAGGTGGTCCATCCGCTTAATGGATAGTAATTTGTATTAGCAGAATTTGTGGGCTGAACTACTAAAGTATTATTATTTTGACTCAACGGAATTGCATTCCAAACAAGAGTGCCCGTTCCTGTAGGATTATTGAATGTTGCCACTTTACCATTAGCGTCTATAGAGGCGACTAATGATTGATTGGCAGCCATTGATGGAAGGAATTGCCCGCTTGTGTAATAAAGATTTACAGTTGCATTCACGCCGCCGACAACATTTGTGTCCGCAGCAACCATTACAGATAAAGGCGTATTTAATATTTCTTTAATCTGTGTGCCATCTAGATATTGTATTAAAGCAAATCCAGATGTTGTTGCAAGGCTTGGCTGAATAAGAAGCTCACCATACTGGCTTCGTCCCACATTGAACGCACTATTAACTTGTTGGAAAACAATAGTCTGGTCCCAGGCATAGTAAGAGCTGTTCACGCCGGTAGCTTGTGTAGGAACAGAGGGCCCAAAAAATTGGGCAGGATTTAATGGAAAATCCCAACCTACCAAATAACTTGGAATAGGCTTGAACCGCAACAATGGATTGTAATAATGGAACAAATGATCCATCTGTCTATTTGCTGAATCTTGCACATAAGGAACATTGTCTTGATTTGTCGCAAGACTAACGAGCTGAACACTGCTAAATGTAGTGGGCGCGCCAGTGTTCAAATTCAATTGCAACTGTACAAAACCTGTGTCTCCAGTTTGTGGATTGTTGGACTGTGGAAGCTGTACAGTAGCGCTTGCAACAGCAGGAATGCCTGATGTATTTGTAGATGTCAGAATAGTAGTAGCAGCCCCTGTTGACGGAACATATGTCATTGTCAAGCCGGAGCCAACACCTAGTAATACGCTACCAGCTAGAAATCCATCATTATTGTTTGTGCTTTTACCCCAGATGCCAGGGTTGTGAGAAAAATTCTGGAATAGAAGTAGGCGCGTTATATTTGTGCCAGGTGTAATTGTTATCCAGTATGGAGGATTGGTTGGATAGAATGTAGAACCAGCTAGCGCTGTCCTTAAAACGCTCACAGTTCCTGCACCATTATATGTTACAGCTAATCTCCAGTCAGGCGCTATATTGTAGGTGCTAGTTGTGTTGCCGCTGAACGATATAATAAATGCAGCAGAGGGGTTAAATGAGACATCTACGAACTGGCTATTAGATACTTGATTGTCCGACATGCCCTCAGCATTTTCTAATGTAGTCAGGTCTTCAGCAATTGGCGGCCATGCAGGTCGTGTAAACTGAACATTACCTAATGAATCTTTCACGACGATATAATATAGCTGTAAAGTATTTTGACTGGTTACTGCATCACCATCGTAAGGGAAATAATAGAGGGCAACATTGTTTCCACCAGCATCCTGAATTGTGCCAACATTTGATAATGTTATTGGATTTGGCAGCGGATCAAACGAGTATCCTCCGGCAGTGGTTGGATCACCTGTTAATTCATAGACTAATTTAGGGATGCCACGCTGAGTGTCTTGCCAAAATTCTACTGAGCCACCAGCTAGTGGAAGACCAGTATCTTTATCTACAAAGTATTCTTCTAGATTGGTTGCAGCTATAAAGCGCGTGTCTGGTATTTGTGGTGTTGCCATTATTTGTTTCCTTTAGTTAGATGAGAGATGCCAGCGCCAGCAGCTCCAAGGCCTCCACCTATGCCAAGCATCTTGGCAAGTGTTGGAGCATAATTACTTATTGCCACTTCTGGGTATTTGCCGCCATGCGCAGCTTTGAAAACCTCATCTTTCATTAAGCTTTTGACAGCTTTAGCTGAACCTATACCAGTTTTGCCGGTTTGTTTTTGTAACTGTTGAGCTTTAACCAAGGCTTTATTAAAATATGGAACAACTTCTTTGGCATAATGCGTATCAGCTTTCACTAATTGTTCAGCCAATCTTTTGTCATTACCTTTGGTTAATGCTTGAGTAAGCGCTTTTTGGATTTTATCTTTGGCGGCAATTGCAGCTCTTCTGGCCTCAAGCACTGTAGACGAAGCATTTCCGCTCTCAGCAGCTACGGCAGTTTTATTAATAAATTTAGTGATATCGCTTTTGGCTCTATGCATATTTTCGATAGTTGGAGATTTCATCATAGACTTTATGACGTCTCTACTGCCTTTGCTATCAATGCCCTTGCTAATTGCGTCAACATTAATATGGGGGGCTTTGATTCCCTTATTTAATCCGCCGGCTTCAGCTGCTTTAAATATTGGTTCATAGGTTTGCTTAGCTACTTTCTTAGCAGCTTCTGAACCTTCTATCACATGTTTAGCCGCTCTGGTTGGGCTTGCATTACTAAGAAGACCACCTAGACCACCAAGTGCTGCACTCAATCCGCGACCGCCATATTCTCCACCACCAAGAGCGCCACCAACTGCTGCATTCTTCAATACATCGCTGCCAATGCCGGCCCACCCAGCAGGACGCGCTAGTCCAGCAACTTTTCCAGCCTTTCCTAATGCACCAGAACCAGCCATAAAAGATAGAATGTCTCCACCTATTTTCCCGCCGCCAAACATAGCTGAATTTAGGAATCCTTTGGGTAAATGCTTTCTCAAATCGGCATAAGGGATATCTACGCCTGGAATTAAATTGGCAATTGATGTGCCGGTATTAGCCACGCTCTCTACTACACCGCCTCCAAATGCGGGAAGGCCTGTGGCTTCAATCGCTTTATTGGCATGCCCGGCTATGCGTCCAGCTGTGTGATAATTTTCTGGAAGCTTAAGGTTGCCAAACTTTTCAGCCAATTCAGGGAAACGTTTAGCAAAAGCTGCTATCGTTGGATGTTCTTTTATACTTTGTGCTTCAGCGAGATGTTCGGGAGATGCTTCTTCCCATTCACCTAACCCCTCATCGCCAACTTCTTCCCAGCTGCTTAAGTCATCGTAATCTTTCATTTACGCTTATACCCTCTTTTAACAGCTTCTTCCATGGAGAATTCTTTAATTTCTCCAGTTTTAGGATTTCTAAGTTTAACTTTTTCAGATGCATTAGAACTTGCAGACTTGCTTAATCCTGGAGTTTTCAGCGCTTTAATACGAGCCTCACCTGCACCTTTGTTCCATTCATGAATATATTTTTGAGCTTTCTCATATACTTCAGGCCTGACAGATGCTCCAAGAACTTTCAATTGATTCAAAGATAGATGAGTTATTTCTTTTAATGCTTCATGAGCGCTACTACCGCCAGCAATGCGAGATCTAATGCCAGCTACTTCAGGAGTCAATGCTCTGGCTGCCAAAGCTTTCGCATGCCTGTCGACAGCTTCTGGCTCTTCACTGAATGAATCTGCTATTTGTTCTGGAGAATATCCCATAAATGTTTGAGAGTATGGAGCCAATGCTTCAGAGATTAATGGATTCAAATAATCTTCTTCAGCCATGGCGCCTTCAGTTGTCTTAATATCTTTCAAAGTTCCTTCTCCTGGAAGGAAATGAGGTTCGATATTAGCAAACTCTTCGCGATTTACGCCTTTACGCTCAGCCATTTCTTCAGGCGTAATGCCGTTCTTTATGCCCTCTAATGCATCATACTCGCTAACGCCAACAGCTCTTAGCTTGGCAAGAACTGAAGCTTTTTCTTTAGCTGGCAATGTATTAAACATTCTTAAATCATTAACAGATTCACGAGATTTTATCAGGCTTTTTTGGCTTTGCTCTCTCATGCTGATTAATCTTTCGGCAAGGGCGGCTGCTTTGGGATTTGTTTCTCTTAAAGATTCTAGGCTTTGAGCTTCAGCTGCTGGACCTGTAAGATGTCCAAATTTGGCTTGGCGCTCTAGATTTGCTCTTTGAGCTTCTTGTAATCCTGCTTCATTCGCAGCATATTGGCCAGCATATGGCTCTCTAGCTTGCTGCATAGAGTTTGCTAGACGAGCTCTTTCATTGCCTAATTGGTTTTCTTCTTCTTTTTGTCGTAATTCATATGGCAATCGCGAGCCTTTATAACCCTGAAGGATATTCTTAAAGATATCTCCATACCCTTTGGTTACACCAGGTCTTTTGTCAAAGTCGAAGGTTTGAAGGGCCATTATCTAAATCTCCCATAGATACTTCCTTGATTGTTATATCCAGGCATATTAAATGGGTTGTATCCGCCAGCTAGACTTCTTGAAGAATTGCCACCCATCATTCCAGCAGGTTGGTCGTCATCAAATCCGCCAGCCATTCCAACTCCAGCACCTAATAATTGGCCAAGACCTGCCATCATTTCTTTACTGTTTTGCTGGCCTTGTTGTTGTCTATTATTGGCCAGCCCGGCACGTTGACCTAAAGCGCCACCCAAGTAATCAGCTAAGTTGCCAGAAGCTTGGAAACCTCTGTTAGATTCATTCTCTAAACCTTGCAGACCTGTGCTTTGGGCGCCTAGGATGTTTTGCAACCATTGCTGCATATCGTTACCCATTAAGCCGTTTACAAGTTCAGCTTGTCCCATCTGGTCGTTATGCGTACCAGAAAAGCCGCCAGCAGCTGCAGAGTTACGAGCAGCATTTAAAGCATTCTTCTCTCTAAATTTATAGCCTTCAGATGGTTTATAGCTAGATATAATTTGATTGATAAAGTCCGTTGGATTTTCGGCCATTCGATTGTATTGATTATTGGCGCGCCCTTGAGCTTCATTACCACGCTGAATGTATGGTTCATAGTATTGCTTGCCAATGCCAGGAATTTGATTTAGAAACTGTGCTGGATCTTCTCCAGAATCATCTCCGCCAAAAAGGCCACCAAGGCCTCCCAGTAAAGCTCCGCCACCACTCATCAGTAGGGATAATGTCAATGGATCCATATTTTATTCTCCTGTAACGTGTCGCCACGTTTTTTTGTTCTTGATATTAAAGATCGTACTTTTGTGGACATTGTATTTGTCAGCTAAATCTCGAGCTTTAAAACCTTGAGCTAGCTGAAGTATAACATCTTTTACAATTTCTTCATTCAAAATAGCATGTCTATTTCTTGAACCAATAGGAGGGTTTTGTCTCTTTTTTATGTACATATCCATGCTGTTAGCTAAATGATCTCCCACGAACAAATGCTCTGGATTTACGCATGCCGGAGTATCACAAGAGTGGAGGACCAGATCTTTCTCTGATAATGGTCCTTTGTGGAGCTCGTAAGATATGCGATGAGCGTGAGATCTTTTTTTATTCCAGTAAATTCTTCCATAACCAAATCTATTTCCGCTCAATTTCCAAAGCCAGCATCCAGCCTCAGTTATTGGTTCATAACTTCTCTCAAAAAGTTCTTTCAGAGTGAAATTGGATTCGGATCTTAATGGGTTAGCGGAAGGTGAGCCATGCCTTAAGTTTCTTCGGTAATGTTTTGCACATAAATCTTTAGCGTGGATTTTATCAGAACAGTTTTCAATTTTGCAAGACATTCATTTATCCTATGGGTATGGTGTAGTACTAAACTTAACTAATGCACCGTTTATTTTACCAACATAACAGGGCGGTGTCGAGTCAAGTAAAAACCATAATGTCCCATCAGGCATAGACTGCCATAATGTTGGAACCTGTGAGCCATCTGTCGGGTTCTGTACTGGGAGCGTAGTTAATTGGGCATTCGTAACCTGTGGAACAGTCCACCCTTTATTGCTAAGACCATCGCGTAATGCTTGGCTAAGATATTCATGATAGCTGCTCTCATCATCTGTTTCCAGATAAGTAGGAAGGTCCATGTATATAGTAGGAGTTGCCATTAATATAGATCCACAAAGCCGTTATTAACTATGAACGCTGACGTTCCCCAAAATCTTAATTTTATAGTTAACTCATTGGACGAGCCAAGGTTATTCCACGTAATAATATTTCTGCGTTTACCTATTGGATTCAATCCTCGACTAACATAATTGCTCCAAGTAGTACCAGAATCTTTAGATATTGCCATATCTACTCTTGGTTGATAAGTCAGATTGGCTGGGTTGCCAAAAGCGCCGGCACCCTGCGTATTGAGCAATGAATTTTGTGTAATCATTTGCTGTCCAAGCTGAGATATAATAGGAATCCCTAGCTCAGTTAGTATATCATTTTCATAAGCTGAATAAAGGGAAAGACTTGTTATAGCTGGATCATCGCCCTGAGCCATTGTCATCACGAATGAGTTTACTACGAAGCGACCAGAATCTGGCTTACGAATAGTCTCACAAATTCTAGTGCGCGGGATTTCATATACTAAATTTGTAGCATATTCCGGATTATTAACGGCCACTAAATTCTCGTCGTAAACCGTTGTGCCAGTGTCACTTGAATAAAGAGATGCATTATTCAACGAAACAAAGTATGGGATTCCATGAAAATATACCATCTTTCTAGCTGGATGGTGATTGCCATCCTGGTTTGATAGATTGAAGAATTTTTCAGTATTGAAATCATAAACTAAAGTTAAATTATCTTTAGGGTTATAAAATGTGAGCTGATAAAACAAATGGCCGTCTTGAGTATAAAATAAAGCTGTAGAATCTTCTGGCACATGCACAGCATCTAGAAGATGATCTATTCCATCACTGGATATACGCTTTATCCCCTGAGGGCTATAAACGAGAATGATAGGGGAATTATCTTCATTGACTGCTAGCCACGCTGTGTATTGGTCGCATGAACCTATTGTCGATACAGATAAGCAACCATAATCGATATTAACTGATTGATTACGTCTATAGTTCTGAATACCACCAACTTGGGTCCATATTTCACAAACCGTAGTGCCAAAAACTATTACGTTATTTGCTTGCCCAGGCAGTCTGCGCACAGCAACAGCATAATCTGGCTTGGTAGAAAGAGCTAAATCTGTTTGTAATACGATTGTTGTGCCTGTTGGATCAGCTGCGTTGTAAACATAAGCGTACCAAAGAGCACCTTCATTTGCGGTGCTGTTATTGCCAAACAAAAAGTAAGTGTTATGGAAGCATACATAGCTAGGAGTGACACCACCTGCTAGAGTTTGTAGCACTATGCCGCCAGCTACTGAATAGTTGTAAATCCAGGCGTTCAATCCATCAACAATACATATTTGATTGTTTAGGTTTTCATCCATGAATACTTCACCAGTTGTTGTGGCTAAGTTTCCAATGGTTTGATAATTTAAGTTAGGATCGACCCTGTAAACAACAGACTGAATAACAACAATAAGTAAATCACCTCTCGTAGAGTGGAATAGACCTCTGCCTTCACCAACATTGCTAGCTCCAAATTGCTGAACACGTTTGTAACCGGCAAAATTCACGAGCCAGTCTTCAGAAATAAACATGTTATATGTTAAGCCTGACCCAATCTTATGATAGCGTCCAAAAGTGGAACTACCAACGACCTGAATCGGCACCTGATCACTATTAGGAGTTATCCTAAAGTTATTTCTACTGTATTGCGATTGCTGTTGTTCAGCCATTAAGTAGTCCAGCCTTTACCAAGGTTTACTTGGCCATAGTTGAAACTTGATTGATTCTTCAACGTACTAACCTTTTGCATACTTAAATCCAAAGGACCAGAACGTTTAGATATCCATCTCTCGTACTGAACTAATTGTTTCGTCACGCCTGGCGGAACAATAAAGTTATACTCAGTGCAAAGCCTGTCTGCTAATGCAAACTTGAGATAACTAGTATAGAACTCATCTAACCCAGTGGTAGCGTAATTAATACTTAGTGGACCATTCATCAAACTAAAGTTCGCGAATGTCACAAAGTTAGGAGCAGTTTCTGAACCAGCAGTGGTAATGATAATGTTACCGGCTGCAGAGTTAGTAAGAGTCATATTGCCAGCAACTAACGATGCTGTAACATTAGGGATTACCCCGGTGTTAATATAATTTAATAAAACTGTTGGAGTGGCATAAGTTCCTGCCAAATCCACACCATTTACTACAAGCTGGCCACCAGTTATCAATCCTGTGCCACCAATGGTAACTGTCCCAAGAGCTGCTTGAGTGGGAACATTTATTAAACTCTGATTTAACGTGACTGAGTTTAATCTGAACTGACCCCATGCTTCCATCGGATAATTAGTATTTGGCCAGAAATATAAGAATATATTCGCACCACCGGTACAACGTTCGAGATGCCAGTTAAATGGAAGGGAGTTAATGTTATTAGCTCGAGCTGAGCCAAAATATTGAATCCTATCGACTTCCCGCATTTGATAGCGGATATCACTTAAGAAAAAGACTAGAGTTTCAAGCTCTTCTAGGTTAGGAATAAAATATTGTTCCTGACCAGCAACAGCATTGAAAGTGTACTTGGTGTAGTACGGTATCATATCTTTTTCTATGGTTTTATCAGACAAAATGTTATTAAGGACAGCTAGGCCTACCTGGCCTTGTGGACCAGATACTGTCTCAAACTCACGAGAAACAATTCCACTTATGTAGAATGCATCTGTGATTAAATTCGTGACATTGTAAGCCATAGTTATTCCTTAAAGTTCGTCTTGGTAACCAGCAACCCATAGAGTTAAAGCATCACCAGCACTAACTCTGTAGTTTATATTTGAAGCAATAGGAGAACCAAAAGCCGGGCTGCATGGGCATGTTATAACAGTATTGACGGAGACTGCCGCCACCGGGGATGAAAACAGAGTATATAAATCTGCCCCAAAACCATTTCCTGGCTCCAAATTGAAGCTCGAACCTGCCAATCCAGGATTGTACAATGCATGAAATATTACATTGATCGAAGCAGCTGGAGGAACGCTTTGAATTATGTCATTTAAGGGAACAGGAACATATACAGTAGAGCTGCCCGCATTTAATACTTGATAAAGAGATGCATCTCCATAAAACATGGTACGAGTACTGCCATTGCCTACTTGTACAAAGCGCACAATATCAAAAGAAGCATCTACAGTAATGGCACCAATCCTTCTGAACATATCATATCCAAAAGGCAATGTGGGGGCCGTGAAACTAGAAGATACGATAACTCCTGCGGGAGCTGCAGAATAAAGAGCGTAAGTCGGAGTGCCAGTTCCAAGTGTTAAGGTAACAGGAGGCTTAACAGATGATCCAATGGCATAGACCGCAAACATTGAGGGTCCAATATTATCACGCATGTCCAAGCCGTTGAGACCAACGGTATCGATATTAACTTCTACTGCATTTTGTAAAACAATATCATTGACATTAGAGCTGTCCCTGCATGAACCAGCAGACACATCGAAAATATATTGACCGGCAGACTGCTGGACAGACAGCTTCATGCCATTTAGATAAAGAGACCCGGCATTTACTACCGGGGTTTCTGGAGCTGACAAATTTGCCATGAAAGGCTCCTTATAGAACGTCTACATATCCTGATACTGCATATGTAACCGAATCGCCAGCAGCGGTTACTTTGTAACTGATGCTAGAAGCCGCATTACATGGGCAAGTCACAGTGGCTTGCTGATCAACACCAGCTACGCTTCCTGATAAGTTTGCATAAATAGAGCCTGCGCCAGCGCCAGTAGGTTGGAATGCAACTTCATTACCTGCAGCAGTTGGTGTAATTTGAACCAATAATAAAACATCAGTGGCAATAGGTGGAACAGCTGGAGCATTAACATTCAAGCTAACAGCGGTGTAACCAACAGCATGGCCAGCAGCAACAACACCAACACCAACGCCATAGCGCATAGTACGTTGTGAAGCATTGCCAGTTTGTCTGAATTCTTCAATATGTGCAGCACCATCAGTAACAATTGCACCAATTCTTCTGAACATGTCATAACCAGCTGGAAGAACTGGCTGTACGAAGCTTAAAGAAAGAATAGCGCTGCCAGGGAAGGCTGAAGCTGGTTGGCCTGCACCGACTTGGTTTACAGAAGAACCAATTGCATAAACAGCATACATGGTGCTTGCTGCGATTGTTCCAAAGTCTAAACCTAAAACACCTTTAGCAGCGGTATTAATCACAACTGGAGATGTTACGAAAATGTCGTTAGTGTTAGAGCTATCACGGCATTGACCAGCTGCTACATCTAGCAAAGTCAAAGGAGTAGTAGCATCATTAGAGATTTGCAATCCATTCACATAGTAAAGACCTGCGTTTACCATTGGGATTTCTGGAAGTATTGTTGCTGCCATTTTATCGTCCTCGATTAGTTAAAAAAGTCCGGGGTAGTGTCAAACCCCGGATAAAGCTAAGTATTACATTACAATGGGAAAATTAAGGCCATTGAGTATTCTGCTACTAGAGTTGAGCCCCAGATTGCATCATGAATCATACCACGTGTATTTTGGCCAAATAGTGAACCATAGTATTGGCGAATTGATACGCCAGTTTCTGGATCAACCATGTTACCAGTTGGGTAAGGAGTTTCATTAGGTAATTGCGGCATAGCTAGGAACAATGGGTCACCAGCAGTAATCATACCAGCTCTATGAGATGGTAGGACTTTAACCTGCATACCAGCAACAACAGCTGTGTTGATGTTTTGGTAATTTGTTGGCAATACTTGCAATTGTGGATTAATAAACACAGTTACTTGGTTACCGGCTGTAGAAGTTGCACTAGCAGTAGCCTGGAACTGTACAGGGTTAGAAGAAACTTTATGACCAATGAAAGTCAAGAACCGTAGATTTGGTTGACCAGCAACGCCATCTTGGAACTGGAACTTGTCATAAAGAAGAACAGAGTTAGCATCATTAGCAGCATTTGTACCACTGAATGTGATTGAGTCAATCGCGCCAGCAACACCATTGAAAGTTGCAGAAACAACAGTCAAAGTAGTACCTACAGTACCTTCAGTACCTGCAATGTGAACTGGAAGTAGATTTGATTGGTACCAATCGCAATTAGAGAACATACCTAATTCCCAAGAGTTGGCAATCACGTCGTTTCGTTCAATAGCGAATTGATTTAAACCAGAACCTACGATACCTGGTACAACCACATCAGCGATGTAACCTTTAGCACGGCCATTAGCAGAACCATAGTTTCTGAATAATGATAAAGCTTGAGCTAATTGGTTGTAAGAGTTGATTGGAGTAACGCCATCACCGTAGAAACGGTAAGTGTTAGATACGCAATTGAATGCTACGTTAGATTCGATTTGTGTACCAATCTCTGCAACAGCTGCTTTACCAAACTTATCCATGTACTCACGTACGTTGAATATGAATTGTTGATCAGTGAATGCATAAGAAGTTGAAACTTGTTGGTTAACAGTCAATGGTTGTACGCGCTGATCAGCTGGTTGGAAAGTCGCAACCAAAGAAGCAGTAGTCGTGAAACGTGGTGGCAAGTCGAATGTAACTGTATCGCCCAAGTTTGCTGTTAATTTGTCGAAGTTTTTAAATTTAGTGTTTGAAGTACCTAAGAAGCAAGCTAAATTTTGCAAATAGGCAAGGTTGGACATTTGGTATGTCTGGACCTGTTGGAGAATGTTTACTGGCACTGCCATATTAATCACCTTAAAAATAAGTAAATATTTTAAGTACGATTCGGCTGTGAACGCATCCTTACGCTATAAAAGTCCTAGGTTTTTAACCAGGAAGCACCTTTATAATCTTTGAGACTATTCAAACCCTTATCAGTACTCACTTGTGAGGGTTTAGGTTTGGTCAAAGGTGGATTAGTAGCTACATGCCCTTCTTGCGCTTGCTCGTTTATCATTATCGAATCCGATAACTTCTTCAATGCCTTTTTAGCTTGATTTGGATCAGCTTTGGCTAATGAATATATACTAGCTAACTTATGGGGATTCTTCGCAAGTTCATACATGATTTGCGGAGTATTCTCCATTTCGCTTGCAAGATAGACGACTTCGGGGAAGGCTTCAGGTCTAAAGTCACTCATTACATCGCCAAAGTCTTCGAACATTTCAGCGCCCGTTGACATCTTGTTGTAATAAGTATCTGCGATCTTCTGCATCTCAGCTTCATAAGCTTGACGTTCTGCTTGGGCTTTTTGATCCTGAGCTTTCTTTAAAAGTCTTTCCTCGAATTGCTGATATAAATCATCAACGTTCGGTTGGTTCATTCCACCCATTGATTGCTGGGGAGCCTGACCTTGACCTCTAACTTTTTCTAGCTCAGCAGTATAATAAGCTTCCGCTTCACGACGCGCTTTCTCGGCTGCATCTTTCTTCTCTCTGCCAATTAGCATGTTAACCTGTTCTTGAGACAGCATTTTTTGTGCTGGTTCAGGAGCTAAGCCTTGCTCTACTACCTTTTCTTCTTCCAATTTAAATCCTCTATTTCACTTTTTCCCGTGTGACCGGTAGTTACCTAATACGCTTAGTGGCGCCTATCTATACCCCGATAAGAGGGTGTTCCCAGATGTACAGCTGGTTCTGTTGCTACTTGCAGCATAGAGGGAGCTTTTCAGCTTGTCAAATAGATTTTTGACCCAATATGTTTCACGTGGAACATATTATTTCTTCTTGAGAACCTTGTTAGCCTTGGCATCAATCTTAGATTTAGTTGATTCAGATATCTTACCTTTATGCTCCATCTCAGAGGCGCGCGCTTTGGCATTCTTGGCATGGCTAGCATTTTCTACCGGATACTTTCTAGACTTTGGTAGTGCAAAGTCACTTGCCGGTAGCTTGCTCCGCGCCTTCGTTGTTAATTTTGTCATGGTTGATTCCCTCTTTAATGTCGACACGTTTATCTATCATGTAGTCATGATAAACATAACTTTTCCTTGCATTTAGTTGTTGGCAAACAAGCTGAGCAACTTGGCCCTGCCACATATGGTTGCTCAGTGATTTGCTTTTTAACATTGCCATAATAACAGAAAAGATGGTTCACGTGGTCTTTTCCATCAGCATTAGGGCCTGGGTGGCCAGTTAATAGGCATGCCATAGTCTTCACATTGTCATTAACAATCATTGGATAGTATTGCCAGAACCAACTGCAGTGCGTGCCAGATGCCAACTTGGCTGGATATGGATAGCGATTACAGTCAAAGTAATTATTGATATAACCAATATGAGGAATGACTGTTGTGGGGCATTTATAATAATCAAAGCAATCCTTCTGTCTGATGCGTTCAACAAAATTCTTACTGATTGCTTTAGGATTATTCATACATCCATCGTGCGTCATGAATCCATAATTAGGAAACTGCGTCTTGAAAGGCTCAAATTCCATTAAGACCTCACCATTGTATCTAGCGATGGTTTGATTCTTACCGAACCACCAGACTGGATCAACATGCATCGTAAAGTTCTCAAGAGCTGACTGAAGCTTAAAGTCCCATGTCACCTGTGGCATGGCCGCGGCTGCGGGATTCACACTCCTTCTAGCGCTGTTGATTAAGTTAACTGTATTCTGCGCTTCCTGAGGGCTAACCGTGGTATAGACTGCTGCTGCCTGCTGCACACCTAAAAGACCTAACATCCATGTCTTCAAATTCATTTTAACTCCTGTTAATTATTCCTCTTGACGATTTTCCTCATGATGTAACTTAGCCATCTCTAGAGCTAAATCCACTGCTGCTCTGGCTTCTTCAGCATCTGACTTACGCTCACTTGCCATGGCCTTAACACTTCCTTCCTCGATCTCAGCCATAAGTTTCATATACTGAAGATCTGCGACTTCTTGTTTAACAGCAACTTCAGCAGCTTTAATACTTAACTCGCCTTCAGCTTGTTGCTGTCTTTGTTGTACTTTAGCCATCTCAATCTGTTTGATGGTTTCCATTTCCATCTCAACAGGATTAGGCTGCTGTGCTGCTTGCTCTTGTTGTTGCTTCATTTGTTGCATAAACTCAGCTGCTTGAGATTTCAGATGGTCAATGTTTCTAATATCCATGTTATCAAGAAGAACTTCTAAGCCCATAGTATTGATGAACTGGTTAAACAGCTCACTAGAGCCCATCATCTTGATAATCATATCTAGAGCTAATTGCTTCTGCACAGCAGAGTTAACACCGGCTTCAATTTTAATCTGCAGGCTATGTGGGTCGTAATCCATGCTCACATTGCCTTCATGCTCTTCATTATTCACTATCTGAAAGCTACGCTTGCCGTCTGGGCCAATAATTGGAAGGCTTCTAGGGGTTCGGTAGTACTTAGGAATCAAGTCGATAACTATTTGTCCTATGCGATTCCAAGCTTTGATGTAGTTAATCAGGTAAGGACCAGCTGCGCCATCAGACTGCATTGCACCCTGCATGATTGCTTTACCAGACAGATTGTCGCCCACAATACCTTGCTGAGCATCGTACGAGCCTAGTGTCATCTGAATTGTAGCATTCGCATTCATAAAAGCAGACTCAACGATTTGTGGCGTTGGAATCTTCTGTACTTCACGCGGAGCATCTAAACGCTCACCAGTTTTGTCATCGAATGCATTATAAACAAGAATGTTGGCTTGCTGTGGATTCTTATAAGCCTCTTGGTAATCTTCAGGAATTGCCTCAACAGAGACCATGAATTGAGCTTGAGAGATATTCTCAATAGCAGCCATCATTGTTTGACCAGCAAAGTTCTTGCTTCTTTGAGCATCTTTTGCATGATAAACATAAGGCCTGGTCATTTGCTGAGTCGCCCCGCCAGACGAGTCAGCAGCAGAACCAGTTTGTGCGGTAGATACATCGCCTCGAACTAGAACACTATTGCCATCAACAAAAATGAGTGGGAGGAATTTGTAATCTGTCTCCATGAACGCGAGCTCTTTATTCTCACAGAACTGGTAGTGAACAATACTTTCAACCTGAGTCCAGCGCTCCTCAAGGATAACTGGAGGCTGTTCAATAATGTCCCATCTTTCTAGTAATTCTTTGTAATGGTCCATCGGCACAACGTGGCCATTGGATAGTTTAACAATCTTGGTACGCTTAAACTTCTTCTCGAACATGTAAGCAACCAAAACGATGTCTTGATCTTGGCTTTGATAGCTCCAGTTGAACCCTTGGATATTGTCTGACTTGTTAAACTTGATATCTTTAGCCGCTTCCTCGCCAAACTCCTTGATGAATCTGTCTTTGGTATAAGGAATCATCATGCCGCAATAGCCGCCATCACCTTTATGACTCGTTCTAGCCATTGGGTCGAAGAACGTCAAGGTTGGATCAAATACACGCTCAACAATAATGTTCTGCTCAAAAGAGAACTCGTTCACATAGTCTGTACGTACCCAAACAACCGAAAAGCCACCAATAAGTTGATCAGAATTAATATTGGACTGTAAACCATCGTTAGTTGCATCATCGAAGATAGCCCTCAAGTAGCTCTCAATAACCTGCTCTGTCCTAGTAAACTCAGGGGTGAGAGCCTCTAATGGCACACCATCAGCAGCTCTTACCTCAAAGCTTGGCTCTTGCTTGGCAAAGTCTGCGCGTAGGCGAGAGACCATTGCTTCCAGGATGTTGAACTCAACTGTTGGCTTGTCTAATGTGTTAAGAGCCGCAATGTCAGACGAGCTTAACGTCGACGCACATACGAACTTGGTAAACTCCCAGAATCTTTCGTTGTTAAACCTGAAGTATTGATGCCAAGCCTCGACCATCTTTTTATGTTCTTCGAGCTTGTCTTGATGTGCTTTTGCGAGTTCTTTCATAGTGTTTGTAAATTCCTTAATGAGCGTTTAGCAGCCATGTGACGATTGAGATCTTGAGCAATAGATTTAGTGATCTCACTTTGTTTCGACGCAATCTCTAACGACGCTGGAGGTATTGCGAATGTTAAGCATAGACTATCTGATTCGTCAGGCGAACGCACGCCACGCTTTTTCATCTCAGCCTTCTGCTCCATCACGAGCCTAGAGTTTGAGTCAACTCTATACCTTATACCACACAAGTCAGCATGCAGCGAATCACTGTCAGGAATTTGACAGCCAGCCTCATCCATTAGCCATTCCTTGCAGAGCGACCACATCTCAGCTCGCTTGTTAATATATCTGCGAGCATCTAAAGGAGTAGAGCCAGCGTTGACGCTAACAATGATGTCTCCGCCGACCAATTCCCGTAGTCTGTCCACCACGCCAGCGCCAAGCCCACCAACATCAACGAAAACTTTAACCGGTTTTT